TAATCATTAAATTCACTCCATTTTAAAAGTTTTAAATTAAATTCTTTATATTTCATATTTGAATCTTTTACATTGTATTTAGCTTTATAATAGTTTATATAAAATCTTTCATATATGTCTACTAAAAAATTATTTATTTGAGTGAATTCAATCTTTTTTATTTCATTCCACCAATATTTATCTTGTTTGTGACTGTTGAACCTATGTTTCAAATTATTCGTTTTCCCAATATATAAAACTTCATCTTTGGTTCCTAAAAATTTATATAGATACATATTTATACCTGAATTTATCTAATAGTAATTTGAATATATTTATATCATCTGATGGTGAATCTTTTTTATTCATGAAGTTATAAGTATCATACAAATATTCAATGTTTAAAAATTCCAAGCCTATATCAAATTTTTTACATATATTTTTAATTTCTTTATTGCTTACATCTTTATCTAAAGCAAGTGTTATATTTTTAACTCCTAATCTCAATATCTTTTCGATTTGATGTTTTGAAGGATATTTTCCACCAATTGCTATAACATTTCGATATCCAAAACCATATAATTTGATTACCGATTTTTCACCTTCAACTATAATCACATGGTTTTGAGCTTTTATGTTATGATAATTTTGATACAGTCCATAAAGTATTTTGCTTTTTGGACATTCATATAAATACACATATTTGTTATCTTCATTATCATTTAAAGACCTGCCTTTGATTCCTATTAGATTCCCAATTTCATCGTAAATAGGAATAATTATTCTTTCAGAAAACAAATCAAAACGTATATTGAATTTTTCATGTGCTTCATAATTTATTTGACTATCAATCCATTTTTTTGTAGGAGTTTTTTCATATATATCTAAAATATTTTCATTTAATTCAATGAATTTTTCTTCAGTTTCAAAATTATTTGTTTCTATATTTTTGATTATAGTTAGCAATGAACTATTTGAATTCCCAAGATTATAATAATCAAAACCACATATTTCACAAATAATTTTAATTGCTTTGTAATAATTTATATCTAATATAAATTCAACTAAAGAGATTATATCTTTAATATAATAATCATTAAATTCAGGTCTTGTATAATTTTCAACATTTAATGTATTTTTATATACTATTATTGCATTTTGGTTATCTCCATCAGGATTGCTGCATGAAAAATATTTAGGATGTTCTTTTATATCATTACATTCTAAATGTTTTAAAATTTTATATATATGATTATCATTTATATATGTTTTTAAATCTAAACCAGACATACAATCCTCCTTTAATTATTTATTGCATATCCAAGTTCTTTAAAAATCATAGAACCTTTATCAACTTCATATATAATTTGTTGCTTATCTCTTCCACCTCTGTTTTTATCAACCACACCAAGATAATATTGTTTGTCTTTTTTAAGTTCCATTTCAGTACCATTAAATGCATTATTGGGCATTGATATCATAACTTTTATTTTATCTTTTTCTGATTTTGTAATAGGTCTGAATAACATCAAATAATCCAAATGATGTTTAACTTGTTTGCCAGTTGCTAAACTTGTGCTGTTCATCAATTTTGAAATCAATGAATCATCTGTCATTTGAAGGGTTATCCATAAACCCATATCTAAACCACCTTTTTTTTCTGAACCTATAATTTCTTTAAGTTTTTCAGCAGTATGAACAAACTGCATCCAATCACTCATACCATTGTTGTATATCCCTCTCATTGCTTTAAAAGTGTCTATTACAGCATAATCTATACCTTTGAATTTGTTTCGTTTAAGTATCATTTTGATTGAATTTAAATCCCATATTTGCATTTCATAAAAATACAATTTTGTATTTTTTTCTATATATTTAGCAGCTTTTATCATGATTTCATCTGCTTTATCTTTCAAATTCCCTAATGCTATATCACTTTCATTTATTAAAATTCCATGTTCTTTAGCGAACATATTGTTAGCAACACACGTAAGTATCATTAATTCAATTTCCATTTTGTTTTGTTCATTCACACAAAATAAAACAGGTATTTGATTGAAAATTGATATGTTTGAAAGTATATTTGAAATCAATCTACTTTTACCATATCCACTATGCATTGCATGAGCATATATAGTGTTTTTTCTCCATCCACGAGTTATTGAATCAATAATAGGGAATGGAATTGTAATACCAATTTCAGGTGTTTCTTTAAGTTTTTCATATGTTTTTAAAATATCTTTTCCCAAAAGCTCAGAATCATTTATATTTTTTACATAGTTAACAGATTTAACTAATTGATTTTCATAAAATTTAATTATGAAATCAGCATCTTTGTTTTTGAATTTATCCAGGTTATCTTTAACATTGAATCCTTGTTTGTCTAAATGCCTTAAAACATTAAAAACTTTCAGTTTTTTATACGCTATTTCAAATGTTTCAATGGATTTTGAAATTTCAGCAAGTTTGTTTAAAGTTTCAAATCCTTTAACTTGTTTCCATAATGCTTTGTTTTCATCATCCAATGTTGAAATATAAATACTTATACTTGTTTTATCTAAATGTCCATATTCAATATATGATTCCATTAAAATTTTATATAAAAAATAAACCTCTTGATTTGTGAAATCAAATTTAGGTATTATTAATTCCATATATTCATTTAACAATTCAGGGAATCTATATATAAACCCAATTATGATTCCTTCATTAGCTACATCTTTTAACATTGTTATCCCCTAATTTATATAAAAATTAAAATTATATTTATACATATATGTAATATTTGGTCTATATATAAATATATTGTATTTGATTTTTTTTTATCTATTGCATGTGATTTTTTATAATCAATAATATAATGACTAATTATTAATATAAAACACTTCCATATTTCAAAACATTCTATATAATATAAACATAACGAAATACCTAATGCATATATCAAACTATGTGCTAATAAACTATACCAATCTTTACCTTTAGTTATTGCTAAATAATCGCTTTGTAATGGATAGTCTAAAATATAATGAGCAAAAATAATTAAAATAAAATTAAAAATCATTTTGTTATCCCCTAATTTATATATTCAAATCCATAGAAGTTTTATATTTATATTTGCTTCTATCTAAAAAATTATGTGAAATATAGTATTCCATATCCATTTTCATTTTTTTATCCATATATTTATTTATATTGCTTTTTATTACTTCAATTATATATTTTGTTTTCACTCTATCATTTTTAAAATCTTTTTTGCTTATAATGCCTATTAAATCAATATCTATACAACAATCTAATATATCATTGTAGCTACAATTCCCTTTGATTTTTGATATATCAGCAAAAAACAATGTCGGTATACAAATATTAAAAAAATTGTCTTCTATGTATTTGTAAAATTTGTCTTTTTCTTTTTTATTTATTTGTTGCTTTTTATAACAATCCTCATGAAACCTTTGAATTGATTTGTTTCCGCTTTTTGTTATATGATTGACTACAAACAAATCATTTGGCTCAATCAATGATTTACAAATTTTGCATTTATATTTATGTATTGTTTTTTTCATTTTTTTCATCTTCAATCATTGTGTTTTTTCTATATTCAATATCTATATTAATACAAATATTAACAGGTTCTTTCCCATTTAAATCATTATATTCTCTTATATTTGAAATATTTGTTCCAATTTTATATCTTCCATATTCATATTCTTGATTAATAAATATTTTTTCAATTGTTTTTATTGTATTATCTAAATTATTTTTTACTTCTAAATTTAATCTAGCATTTGCAGTTATTTGTATTTGTTGCCCTTTATTTGTTAATATTCTTTGTTCAGCCAATATAGTTTTTTTTATATTTGAAATTGAATAATTTTGTATTAAATTAATATTTTGTCCAAAATGTTTTTCAATCAAATCATAAAAAATTTTTTTTGTTTCTATCCACATAAAAAATATCTCCTTTCTTCACAAATATGCTTAAATGAATTGTGAAATTAGTATATTTGTAAAATATTATGATGCTGTAATAAAATTTAATTACAGTATGAAAGTTTTACAATATCAATATCAAATACTGGGAGGTAATGAGCAATATTTTTTTTGCTTTCATACTGTAATCTTAAAATATTTACATATAAAATCATATAAAAAACTCTATTAATTAGATAACCATTTAAAAAGTGTTTTTCTGTTATATATAAAATCACATTTCAACTACTCAACAGATACATTTTTTTTGTTCAAAATCAAATCACAAACTGTTTAAAATTTCAACAGCAATATTTTTATCTTTCAAATCATCAGGAGATTTAAGGTCATATTTTGCTAACAATTCATTGATAGCATCAGTTGTTAGTGTATTGTTTTGAAGTCCTTGTTTCATTTGCCCTTTAATCAAAAATATGATTTCAGACATTTCTTTAGCTTTTATTTTTTCAATTTCTTTTTTTGCTTTTTCTTTATTTTCTATTTTTTGTTGTTCTTTAACTTCTTCAAAATTTTTACCTTTTTCACTGACTAATTCTTTTACAGCACTTTCAAAGACTTCAATATATTTTTTAACATCATACTCAATCCTTTTGGGTACATTGTACAATCTTGACCCACAATCAAATTCATATCCCCTGAAATTCATGAACACTTGTTCATTGGTTAATGCAGTGCCTTCAACTGTTTTTTCAGTAGTTAAAAATGTGATGAAGTCAGCAGAATTAAGTAATACATCGTTGTAATCATCTGTAAGATTACAACTTAATTGAACATATTCAACACCTGTAGTGGTCTTTTTCTTTTTCTCTTTTGAATGTCCAATTAAAAATATTCCATATCCTGCTTTTTGAAGTTTGTTTAAAGCATTTCGCAAAATTGATATTGCATATTGTTTTCCTCTGTTATATCCTCCACCTGCTTCATTGATTGTTGCAGCTCTTTTATCTATATCAGCTTTTCTATTGAAAAATTTAATTGTATATTGTTCGGCCATATTAACCATTTCATCAATAGTATCTATACCTATGATTTTGTATGGCATTTCATCTTTACTATATACCAACTCATCAATTAAATTTTCAAAATGGCTCCAATCTTCTACATCTATTGGAACTACATCATTTAATGCTTTATATCCCATTTCAAAAGCCAATAACAAACCAGCGTTTGGAGAACCATATTTTTCAATTACCAAATTTTTAAACAAAGTAGTTTTACCTGTTTTACGCACACCAACAATAATCTGGATATATTCTTCCATGTTTGTAGAAACCACATGTGGTTTTAAGTCTTTTAAACTCATATTAAGTTACTCCCCTATGTTTTAATTAAAATAAAATAAATAATTGTTTATAATTTAAATCCTAATTTTTTTTCTTCTTCTAAGTTATCTGGAACATTTTCTTTTTTTACTATTAAATCAGTTTCAGTATACATCTTTCTTTCAAGCGTAGCAGGGTCAGCACCTTTTATTTCTAATGATTTGTTTACATTAATAATTGGTTCATCTCCCCAATCTCCACCTTTTTTCATGTATTTTTCAACCTGATAATTTATAACACCATGAATCTTTATAAAATCACCAAGTCTTAATGTTTTAAAACTATTTTTTAGTTTTTGAGTATCTTTATTAGACTCTATAACAAAAGTTGTATTATGAATTCCTTTAAAATCATGCACATAAGCATTAACATATGTTTTTTTATCAGCAACAACTTCATCTACAGAATTTATAATTATTTCTTGTTGAAATGTGTTTTTTTCTTCAAAATCTTTTTTTTCAAAATCATCATTTGTCAAATCTTCTTTTGTTGAATAGATTGTTTTAATCAAATACCTGGTTTGATTTTTTTTGTTCCCTTGATTATCTTCATATTCACTAAATTGAAACTCACCATTTACAAATACACTATTACCATCTTTAAAATCTTTTTTGATTTTTTCAATCAAATCAAATTCAGCAATAATATATTCATAACCTTCAATTTTAGCTGTAAGACGATTGTTCCACGGAATCATTTTAGAATCTTTTTTTTGTTTTGAATAAAAACAAACTTTTTCCTTAACTATGCCAAAAAGTTCAACAGGAATTTTATTGTTTTTACTTGTTTGAATATAAAATCTTATTTTATTATATTCTTTGCCAGCAGAATTACCTTTATCTAATACTCCGCATTCATAACCAAAATTCTTTTTGTTTCCTTCTAATCCTGAAATTATACCTCTTAATTGAAAAGTACTTTTAGTATTTTTTATATTATTCATTTTTAGTTACTCCCCTATATTTTTAATTAAAATAAAATAAATATTTATTAGTTACATTTTAATAATTGATTCCATTTTTTTTGAGTAAAAATTGTATTATCAAATATTTTTGTAGCTATTTCAACCTTTTCACCAACAATCATATTTCTATTTGTTATTTTGCAAATTGATTTTTTATATTTTTCATTT